ATTCTCAGTAAATAAAAAGAGAACATCACTTGCAACACCAAACGCATCTGCAGTTATCGGTACAACAACAGTCATCACTGGTGATACAGTTGGTGCTGAAGATTCAGTTGCATATGGTCACGTTCTTCTTAACCTTCCTGCATCTATCACAACTACACCAACTGACGGTCTTCGTGACTTTATTGGTCCTTATAATGCTTCTGCATACCCATTAGTACTAGCAGCTAACGAAGGTTTCCGTATCAAGAACGATACTGCATTTGCTGCAACTGGATCAGGCAACTTGGTTGTCACAGTTGAATGGGAAGAAGCATCAGCATACTGATATTAACTCAAATTGAAAAGGAAACAACAAGATGGGTTATATTCAGTCTAACGTGACAAACGATCTCGTGGTTGTTGATAGAACACCAGCAGCCATGAGAGCTACACTTCGTCCTAATGAAATGACAGGATCATATCGTGCTTCTTTAGTTAGCAGCACGATAACATTTTCTGGTATTACTGCTGCTAACGGTATTTTGTTTACGTTTAAAAATACCGGTACCGGTCTATGTTTAATAAGATCAGTACAGATAGGTCTACAGATCATTGCCACAGGATTTACAACAACTGGTGGTTCTAGGTTCTCACTCTACCGTGTACCAACATCATTTACTCAAGGTACTTCTGGTGGTACAGGTTATGGTGCTGGTCAATCAAATACAGTAGTTGGTAAGAAAAGAACATCGATGGGTACAACTGCAGCATCGATGGTAATATATGCATCTGGTACAGGTATTACAGGTGATACGGCATCTACTGAAGATACTACTCCTCTTTCATCTGTAACATTAGGTACAACTGCAGCTACTGTAACGACATTACCTTCTGCTGGTTTGAGAGACTTCTTTCAATCACACACACCAGCATATAATGCAGCTGATATGGGGTTCATGGCAGGGTATCCATTAGCACTTGCTCAGAATGAAGGTTTTAGAATTAAGAACGATCTTGCATTCATTAACGGTACAACTGGTGCAGGAACTGCAGCACTTGTTGTTTCTGTTGAATGGGATGAAGCAACTACTTACTAATAGAATAGGTATATAGAAAATGTCATTGACTAAATTAAACACTAATATGTTTGATTACTCTGCACTGGTTGCAGGGCAGACTGTGACATTTTCTAATACTATTACTACTAATTCTGCAGTATTCTCAAACACTACATCTTTTGCAGGTACTGCTAGTTTTAACGGCCCAGTTTCAATATCTGGTACATTTACTATTACTGGTTATTCTACGTTTAATGGTGTAACAGCCAATAATATAATAGCTAATACAGTTACAGTAAAGAATATTACAGCAAACTCAAGTAATGGTTCTGCAGGTCAGTTTTTAATGTCTAACGGTTCTGGTGCTAATAATACTTGGGTAGATGTTCCTTTTGTGGTACACCCATTTATTCTAATTGGTATGTAAGATAAAAACATGGCAGTTAAAGTAGTAGGAAGAAGTAATAGAAATACTAAAAAAAACATAGCTAATAGTGATTTAATTATAAAATCTACTAATTATAATAGAACAAATTATCTTCCCTCTGTTCCTGGTCCAGTAGCTACTGATTCTAATTTTAAAGATACAGTATTATTAATACATGCTGATGGAACATCGGGTGCTAATAATACTGTAGTTTTAGATAGTTCTGCCAGTAATAATACCATTACTATCGGTGGTGGTAACCCTGCTCAAGGTACTTTTAACTCATTTAATAATAATGGTTGGAGTATGTATTTTCCAGGAACTGCTAGCAATTATATTAATATGGCAGCAGACGGTAATAACACTATTGGTACTGGTGATTTTACTATGGAGTTTTGGTTTAATTCACCTAATACGACTGCTGGTACTTCAATGATTGTTTCACATCAAACTGGTGGTATGTTTTCTATAGGTACTTCATCGGGGGGTGTATTAAGTGCTGTTTTCAACCAAGATGGTGGTGCATCAGATACTAAGGTAGGCCCATCTACATCTTTTAAATTAGGTAATAATATATGGTATCATATTGCAATCACTAGAGTAGGCACACTTTTAACAATATATGTAAATGGTACTGCTGCAGGAACATATACATTAGGTGCTAATACTAATATAGGTAGTTTTGGTGGTGCAAAGCCATTTTATATCGGTGGTGGAGCTGACTTGCTTTCTTGGTATACTGGTTTTCTTTATGATTTTAGATATGTAAAAGGTACAGCATTATATACTGGTAACTTTTCACCTCCAACATCAAGATTAAGTACTAACGTTAGTGGTATTAGATTTTTAATATGTGATGCAGAAAACCCATCTACTACTAACAGACTTAATAATGGTGTAACAGATGTTTCAGGCACTTATACCGGAGCAATTACTGTGAATGGTTCAGTTCCCGTAGTATATAATTCACCGTTTACTAGATCAGGGAATCTTGCAACTACAGCCATTGGTGGTAGTATATTTTTTAACGGCACATCTAATTATTTAAGATTACCTAATACTATCTTATCTAACTTAACTTCAACTAGTGATTTTACTATAGAATTTTGGGTATATTTTAATACTGTAACTGCAGGTGTTCATTTATTCGATACCGGTGATGGTTCTGGTGTGCATATAGTTTGCGGATTGAACGGATCATCAATATTTGAATTTTATACAAATGGTGCTACCAGAATTAATACCGGTATCACTGCTGTTGCTGGAGCATGGTATCATTTAGCTTATGTAAGAAGTAGTGGTATAACTAGAGTATATGTAAATGGTATTTCACAAGGTGGTACCTATGCTGATACTAACAGTTATGTAGTTGCCTCAGGTTATCCTAATATAGGATATAAACCGGCAGCTACCCAGTATTTTTCAGGTTATATCTCCAATTTTAAATTTACTCCAGGTAAAGCAACTTACACTTCTAATTTTCTTATTCCTACATCACCTGCAACCTCTTCAGATGCACCTATCTTATTACTTAATGCTACAAATACAGGAATTATAGATCAAACCGGTAAAAATAATCTTTATACTTTTGGAACTGCAGCATTAAGTTCCACACAAAGTAAGTTTGGTGGAACTAGTATGTATTTTGATGGAACATCTGATTGCTTTGTTGCAACTCCTTCGACATCTATTGCAATATTAACTAGTGGAGCATTTACTATAGAGGCTTGGGTCTATAATCAATTAGGATCTGCTGCAACTGGAGTAATTGTTGCCCAAGATGATATAGTAAGTGTTAATGGCGCGGTTAACCTAAGAATTATATCTACAAAATTAGCGTTAAGATATTATAATACCACTCCAGCTCAAGTTACAATTACTTCTACTAATATTGTTCCTACAGATACTTGGACACACGTAGCTGCTACTTGGTCTGGTCCTAACACACCAGTTAGATTGTTTATTAATGGTAATTTAGATACTACTTCTTCCAATATAACAGCTATGAATGTACCTACTTCTTATATTACAGCTGTTGGGTCAAACAGCGGTGGTGTTGGCTCTGGTTCAAGTCTTTTTATAGGATACATAGACGAAGTACGTCTCACTAAAGGTGTTGCACGTTATACTGAAAGTTTTACACCTCCAACAACAGCATTTCCAGATCAATAAATACTAAAAAACTACAGGAGAAAATATAAATGTCTCATTTTGCACAAATAGATAATAACAATATAGTAACTCAGGTGATTGTTGCAGAACAAGATTTTATTGATTCTGGAGCAGTCGGTGATCCATCTAGATGGATTCAAACTAGCTATAATACATCTGGTGGTCAACATAAAAACGGTGGTACACCACTTCGTAAAAATTATGCAGGTATAGGTTATATGTATGATTCACAGCGTGATGCTTTTATACCTCAAAAGCCGTTTAATAGTTGGATATTAAATGAAGACACATGTCTTTGGGACCCACCTACACCAATGCCTACAGATGGTAAAATATACGATTGGGATGAAGGTACTCTATCCTGGTTAGAGATATCATAAATATACTAGAAAATCTAGTTATTAGGATGTAAAATGGCCACCAAAATTTATGTTTCCCAGATCGACACTGCAAATAATACTGGCGGGCAAGCCGATATCGGTTCAATTATTATTGTAGGTTCCAACGGACCTTATTGGTCTAATGATGCTGTAATGGCAATCATTGGAACACCGCTTTCTGAACTAACCGGTTATAAAGGTTCAGTAGGATTTCAAGGTTCTGCAGGATTTCAAGGATCCCAGGGTATTACAGGGTTTACTGGTTCAACCGGTCCAGATGGTCCTTTTGGTGTTTCTGGCTATCAAGGTTCATTAGGTTCAACTGGATATAGTGGTTCTATAGGTGATGTAGGTTACCAAGGATCAACAGGATCAACTGGGTTCACTGGATCAACTGGTTATAGAGGATCACTTGGTGATACTGGATATCAAGGATCTACTGGTTCATCAGGATCTACAGGTTATAAAGGTTCACAAGGTGATACTGGATATAGAGGTTCCACAGGTGCAACAGGTACACTAGCATTTATTAATCTTACAGATGTTCCACAATCTTATTCTGGTAAAGGAAACTATTTCTTAAGAGTTAATTCTACTGCTACCGGTATTACCTTTGATTCTGGTGCTTATATTACTAACTCAGTAAGTACTGCTATGAATTTTAGCGGTAATACTATCTTCTCACCTACATTCCAGAATTATAGTGAGACAATTAATTCTAAAGGCAATTCAGGTACTAGTATTACAGTAAATCCATCTGATGGTAATCTTGCAACTATAACACTTAATCAACCTATAGTAGCAATTACATTAAGCACTACTGGTCTTATATCTGGTAAATCATTTAGTATGACAATTGCACTTAAACAAGATTCAACTGGTGGTAGAACTGTTGACTGGTCTAACCAGACAGTTTACTGGCCAGCAGGTGAAGGTATTTACGCACCAGATGGTCCTACACTATCTACACAAGCAAATTATACAGACTTCGTTACATTCATGACATTTAATGGTGGATTGTCTTGGTATGGATTAATGTCTGCTAAAGGTTTCCCAACACCATAAGGAATAGATAATGCCTATTTCTAAAGTTGGCTTAGTAAGAACTGACGGACAAGCAAACGCACCAAAAGGTAAAGATCCTTTTGTGCCTTTATATTCAGTTCTATTCTGGTATAATAAAGATACTAATTTCGTAAATACTGCATCTGGTACACTAGATTACGATTATTACAGAAAATATACTGAAATTTGCTATCCTACTGCCATTTATCATAATCCTGATGGCTCATTAAACACACTACAAAGTAATCCTTTAATTGCCTGTGTTGATACAGATAATCAATGGAATTCTAATACTGGGTTGTGTTTAGCAGCAACTACAAGCATACCTAATACTGCAGCTACATTATTTGAAACACACACTCACAATCCTACTACTCTAGGTCGTACTACTATCTATAATGCATTAGGTTATAGATCTGGTGATACAGAATCAACTACTGAATATTATGTAGAACAAAAAGGTGATTATACTCATAAACATAATGCAAATAATATTGCAGGTGGTTTAAGATCTATTAATTACGGCGAAGTTTCTCCTGGTACTAGTGGTGTAAGTAATGATTTAAGAAACGGTGTCAAAGCAATATCAGTTACACCAATTTTAAGAGATCCAAGACTTACAACTACCAGTACAGGTTATAATGATACTAAATTAACGTTTTTTCCGAAAGATGTTATAGTATTTGGTAATAATCTACCTACACAATATTACACACAATCCGAACCATCAATTAATCATAGTGTTAATTCTGCTAATGGTAATATACTACCGTTAATTGCACAAGAGTTTAATCTAGGTTTGATAGGTTCATCTAATAGTATTACATTTACTATATCGTCTAATACAGTTCTTAATCACAATCATAACGTATTTCCAGTAGCAAAAACTTATAAGTCTAATAAAACTCAAACTGCATATAAAGTTGTTGAAGCTGGAGCACATTCACATCAAGTTACTTATTCTGCTAACGTAACATTTAGATCAAAGATTCTTAAAGCATGGGTTACTAAGAGTGCTAACACTCCTATTGCTAATGGTGTAATCATTGGGTATTCTATAGGTGAAAACACTCTCTATCAAGGATTGAGTGCTAACTCTAAAGGACTTCCGGTTAATTGGCATTTCTGTGATGGTACGAACGGCACACCCGATCTTAGAGGATATTATATCTACGCTAATCTAGATGCGTCTAACACTTATCATAATATAGTTTATAATGCATCTAATACAATCTCTATTACATCAATAACTATGGCTGCTAACGGCAATCATTCCCATCTTGGTCCTTTAACTGCACAAGAAACTGGTGTAGGTGCAGCAGTTGATATTGGTAGCCATACATATGAGACTAATTTAGATCATACTCATACAATTTCTACAGCTAACACATTTGCAATTAGTCCTACAGATACATCAAATGTTGTAAATATTAAAGTAGGTCAAACATATTCATATACACCACCTACTGTAAAAATTGCATTCATCATGTATAATAACACTATAACATAAGAGGTAAATTATGATTACAGAAGAACAAATTAAACACGGTTATCCAAGTGCAGATAGCGATATTGTTAATGCACTCGTAAGCAGTCTAGATATGTTTGCAGAAAAATATGGATTGAATACTCCTCTCCGTCTAGCACATTTTCTCGCACAGACTGCTCATGAGTCTGGTGGCTATAGAGCAGTAGTAGAAAATCTTAACTATTCTGCAGATAGTCTTTCTAAAGTATTTCCTAAGTATTTCAAGGATGTAGATCCAAATGATTATGCAAGACAACCAGAAAAGATTGCAAATCGCGTCTATGGTGGTCGTATGGGTAATGGTGATGAATCAACTGGTGATGGATTCCGTTATCGTGGTCGCGGTTTAATCCAGCTTACTGGTAAGAATAACTATTCTGCAATGGCAGCTGATATGGGAGTATCAGTAGAAGAGTGTGCAGAATACCTTGAGACACCAGAAGGTGCATGTGAATCAGCAGCATGGTTCTGGAACAAGAATGGTCTCAATGCACTAGCAGATAGTGATGATGTAGTTGCTGTTACTAAGAGAATTAACGGTGGTACTATCGGTCTAGAAGATCGTCAGAAACATACAGCAGAATTCAAAGAGATTCTTGGTGCTTAATGGCATTAATTGCTAGACTAGGAGATAGCAGCTCACATGGTGGAACTATTATCACATGCGCTGCTGTCACTAAAACTGAAGGTTTATTAACGGCCAGGGTAGGAGATTTACACTCCTGTCCTATTCCTGGTCATGGTATTACACCTATAACTAACGGGTCTGGTAATTTTAAAACAGAAGGTAAGGTAACAGCAGTAGCAGGTAGTATAGCCGGTTGCGGTGCTGTAATAATACCAGGCTCATCTGTATCTAATGCACCATTCGAATCACCATCAGGTGCAGGTAGATTAACAGTAGTAGGTGATGTTACTGCATTAGTATTAGGTGGACCTGATATTCCTTTAGATAATACATTCATAATGGGATAATAAATGGGTAAAACGTATTTACAAGGTGAAGTACTAACAGCAGCTGATCTTAATGCTTCTTTATCTGAAGCAGTAAACACTACTGGCTACTTTGTATTTACTGGGGAACATATACATAACGCTAACTTGACATCTAATACTAATTTCTTTTCTAATTCTTTCTCTTATTTTAGTGGAGTTAGTACTTTTAATGCTAACAGTGCATTTAACGCTAACGTAACATTAAACACTACAGCTATTTTAACCACTTCTAATACTATATCTGATCGTATAGGAAATGTAAGAAGAGTACCTATTAATTCAGTAGCTTCTGGATATACATTAATTGCGCTTGATTCAGGTAAAACTATATCTATTTCAGGTGGTACATTGAATATTCCAGCCAACGTGTTTGCGGCTGGGGAAACTATTACAATCTATAATAGTAGTACCACTGCTGTAAACTTATCTATAGTACCTGCAGGCACTCTAACTCTATACTGGGCTGGACAAACAGCTTTAACTTCAGGTACTAGAACTTTAAGTCTCCAGGGTTTGTGCACTATTCTTTTCACTAGTGGAGCTGCAGCAGTAATTACAGGTTCAGGTTTAACCTAAATGTCTATATATAATGTTTTTTTAGGTGCAGGTGCTGGAAGAGCTAAAATAAATTTAGTAATATCTGCAGACACACAAAACTATAATGTAAAAAATGCTGCAGTAGCAACAGGTCAATATAGAGCTGGGTTTAGTGATGTTAACCTTAATATTAATTCCGGTATATATGTGGGAAGCACTAGTGCTGCAGCTGCTTTAACTGTAAGTGGTTTTGCTACCGGTGATACAGTAGGTATTATTAACAACGGTGTAGTTATAGGTAGAGGTGGTAATGGTGGTAATGGTGGTACAGGTGGAAGTGGTGCAACCGCAGGACAAGCAGGTGGTGTAGCAGTATCACTAGCTTTTCCAACTAGTATTACAAATAACGGTACATTATCTGGTGGCGGTGGAGGTGGTGGTGCTGGTCAAGGTGGTACCATTTATGGTTCTTGTACCGGGGGAGGTGGTAGTACTACAGGATCTGGTGGTGGAGGTGGAGCTGGTTATGATGGAGGTTCTGGAGGTTCAGGTAGTAATGGTGGAAGCGCTGGTACTAGAACTGCAGGTGGTGCAGCGGGTACTGGCGAAGGAGGAGCAGGTGCAGGTGGTAATCCTGGACAAGCTGGAGTAAACGGTGGGTCATCAGGTGGTGCAGCTGGTCTTTATATTCAAGGTGGCCAACAATATGCTACTTGGGTTGTCTTAGGAACAAGACTAGGCGGCGCAACTTAAGGAGATAATTATGCAAAGATTGAAAATGAAAATACATGAATATGATGAAGAAACTCATTCACTAGTAGTAAGTTTTGCATCAGATGTTAATGATTTAGATGTAGATGAGTATAGAAAATATGCCTATAATATAGGTAATTTTAATCCTGATGATATAAATGAAACTATCTATTTAATAGCAATGCAAGGAGTTGATATTGCTGGTAGACAAAAAATAGAAGAAGATAGTAAAAAGAACGTTGATAGTATAGAAAAAGCTAAGTTAGAAGTAGGTAAAGTATATAATTTTGATATAAATGATTTGGTTATTGAGGGAGCTGTTGTTACATGATAACTATGGAAGATAGAAAAGTTTTCCGTCTTGCAGGTATAAATTGCGATAGAGCAGTATACTCAGAAGCTGGTGATAGTATACTATTTAACTTTGATAGAGGTAGTTTTAATACTGATAACTATAACCGTTTTCATGTTTCTCTCAATACGTTTAAAATAGAATGGCTAACTGATGGTGAAGTTAAAGGTGTATTTGCTGATAATGTTACAGAACAATTAACTGATAGTGATAAAAGATATCCTATTTTTACTTCTGATTTAGAGCGTATGTATTATCCGATTCATGATTCTTGCAATTCTATTACTATTACAGCTTTAGAGCCAAACAGTTCATACTGGTGTGTGTTGCCTACTAATAGAAATAATATAATAAAAGTAGATGAAATAGATCTTCCTGTATACAAAATTTTTAAAACTTCACTAAGAAGAGTGTATTTTTCTAATATAAAACTCAATGTAGATGGAAAAGATGTTCCTCCGTTAACACCCTTTGCTTGCTTATATAATTCAGTAAATATCAATCCAAGCTTATACTCCAATAGAGACGGTAAGATTCTAGCGTTTTACGTATAACATAAATATCTAAAAAGGGTATTTGCAAATGGCTACAATAACATCACGTTCAGAATTTAAAGAGTATTGCCTTAGAAAACTAGGCAAACCGGTGATTGAGATCAACGTTGATGATGATCAGGTAGAAGATCGTATCGACGAAGCTTTGAAATATTACTGGGATTACCACTTTGATGGTACCGAGAAGATTTATTATAAACACCTATTTACAGCGGAAGATATTGCAAATAAGTATATAACTCTTCCGGAAAATATAATCGGAGCAGTTAATATATTTGCACTAGGTGATTATATTGCAACTAATAATATCTTCAATATTAGATATCAGATTGCTCTCAACGATCTCTACACATTGACATACCAGTCAATGGTTCCATATTACATGGCATTTCAACAGCTTCAATTATTAGAACAGCTTCTTGTTGGTCAGCAGCCTATCAGATATAATAGAAATACTAATAAACTCTATGTAGATGTTAACTGGGATAAAATTACCGCAGGTTATTATCTAGTAGTAGAGGCTTATCAGGTTGTAGATCCAACAACTTATCAAGATGTATGGAATGATCGTTGGTTACAAAGATATGCGACTGCTTTAATTAAGAAGCAATGGGGTTCAAATCTTACTAAATTTATTGGTATGCAATTACCGGGTGGTATTCAATTCAACGGTGAGAGAATTCTTGATGATGCAGAGAAAGAAATTGAAAAGTATGAAGATGAAATGATCACTAGCTATAGCCTACCAGTAGCAGATATGATCGGATAATAAATGGCAACCTCATTATACTTTAACAATTTTTCTTCATCTGGTGAGCAAAGATTAATAGAAGATCTCATTATTGAATCTATTAAGATTTATGGTGTTGATAACTATTATGTACCTAGAAAAATTGTAAGTTATAATAATACATTTAGAGAATCTAACTTTACTGAATACGGTAATGCAATTTCTGTAGAAATGTATGTTCGTAATGTTGACGGATTTGATGGTGAAGGTGAATTCTTATCTGCATTCGGTGTTGAAGTACGTGATCAGATTACATTCTCAGTTGCAATGAGAGTGTATGACTCTGAAGTAGGAGCTGTTCTTAATAGAGATAGACCTCTTGAAGGTGACTTAATTTACTTTCCATTCACTAAAGCACTCTATGCAATTAAATTTGTTAACAAGAAACCTATCTTTTATCAGATGGGTGCTCTTCAGTTTTATGATCTTGTATGTGAATTGTTCGAATACTCTAATGAAGTATTCAATACAGGTGTTGATGAAATTGATAGCACATATAACGCGTTCTTAACAACAACAGAACCTTATTATGTATTGACAGAAACAGGTTCTTATGTAACTGATGAGAATGGTGATCCTATTGTCTCAGAAGATTATAATATTGATAAGTTAGATTCTACATCACAAAACGAACTTTTCGAAACAGCTGGTCTTGACTTCTTAGATTTCACTGAGAGAGATCCATTCAGTGAATTTGGGAGCAAACCATGATAGGCGGTCTTTCTTTTTACAACACTTTATTTAAAAAATACGTTATTATTTTTGGAACTCTCTTTAATAATATAAAGATAGAACGTAGAAATGATGCAGGTGTACTAGAACAAAATTTTAAAGTTCCTATTGCATACGGTCCTCGTGAAAAGTTTCTTGCTCGTATTCAAGATAACCCAACTGGTATTGCTCAAACTTCTATTAAATTACCTAGAATGGCATTTTCTATTTCTAGTATGAGTTATGCTAGAGATAGAAAACTTCAATCAATAAACAAAGTTGTTTCTAAGAAAAACGTTAACGGTGTTAACGTATATGATAAAGTATACAATCCAGTACCCTATGATTTAGGATTTAAATTAGAAATACTAGCAAAAACTATGGAAGATGGTTTGAGAATAGTTGAACAAATTCTTCCTTATTTTACTCCCGAATGGACAGTAAGTGCAAAATTATTAGGTAGTGACTTTGATAACATCACAGATATTCCTCTTGTTCTTAATTCTGTTGAGATACAAGATCAATATGAAAATGATTTTTTAGCAAGAAAAGTGCTTACTTTTACACTTAATTTTACTATGAAATGTTACTTCTACGGTCCTGTTACTTCTAGTAAAATTATTAAGTTTGCTACAGTTAATATATACAATGATACTGCTGCAAATAATGTTCTTACTACAACATCTGTAAGACCTGGATTAACAGTTGACGGTGAACCAACTACCGACCCTGCACTCTCAGTAGCATTATCTGAAATTGAAGAAGATGATAATTATGGATTTATAGTGTCTATAGAAGATAATAACAATGGCTAAAGATATAATTTCTCAATCACTTGGTATTGATCCACTAGAAGATACAGGTAAATTAACTCAGGTTCTTCCTGCAATAAAAGCTCAGAAGAATGATGATTATGAATATGCACGTAGAAACCTCTATGATATTATAGAAAAAGGTAATGACGCATTAGAACATATTGTTGATATTGCTAAACAATCTGAATCAGCTCGTGCATTTGAAGTAGTTACCAATCTCATTAAAACAATGGCAGAAACCAATAAAGATCTTCTTGCGTTAGCTAAGACTAAGAAAGATTTAGAAAAAGTAGATACCCCTGAACAGAAAAACATTACTAATAATAATTTAGTATTAACATCTGCAGATCTTCTTAAAATGATTAAAGATAAAGGTCATGAGTGAAGGTAAGATAATACTGCTTACTGATATATACGAGACTAAAAGACGAAAAGAAGAAGAATTGAAATTTTATCATGATCAGCTTGAGAAGTTAAAAACTAAGATGTTTTTCCTTCAAAAAGATATAGATATAACAAACCTTTGTATCGAGCTTATAGAAAAAGAAAAGGTTGTAGAAATTAAAAGAGCAATCAAAGATGAGCGAGATATATCTAGGTAATAAAAACCTAAAAAACAAAGACGTTAAAATACAATATACAAAAGAGCAGATTCAGGAGTACATTAAGTGCGCTGAAGATGTTAATTACTTTTGTGAAAAATACGTAAAGATTGTATCTGTTGATAGCGGTTTAATACCTTTCAGACCTTTTGAATATCAAAAGAGAATGTTTAATACATTCGATCAAAACAGATATACTGTATGTAAGATGCCTCGTCAGGTTGGTAAAACTACTGGTGTTGTAGGATATCTTCTACATAAGATCTTATTTAATGAGAATTACAATATTGCTGTTTTGGCTAACAAACAGGTCCAAGCAAGAGAAATTCTATCTCGTATACAGCTTGCATATGAATGGCTGCCCAAATGGATGCAGCAAGGAATAGTAGAATGGAATAAAGGTAACATAGAACTTGAAAATGGTTCAAAGATCTTAGCTTCTGCAACATCTTCATCTGCCGTTCGTGGTCAATCCTACAATCTAGTTTATTTAGACGAGTTTGCGTTCGTTCCACGTAACGTTCAGGATGCATTCTTTGCATCAGTCTTCCCTACAATTTCATCTGGTAATACATCAAAGCTTCTCATCACATCTACACCAAACGGTATGAATCTATTCTATAAGATCTGGACAGATTCTGAAAATGGTGAGAATGATTATGCAAGAGTTGATGTTCATTGGTCAGACGTACCTGGTCGTGATGAAGCATGGAAAGAAAGAACAATTCGCGCTACTTCTGAAGATCAATTTAAACAAGAGTTTGAATGCGAATTCTTAGGATCATCTAACACTCTAGTTCATCCTTCTACTCTAAGTAAATTAACTTACTCTAGACCATTGAGAGTTCAAGGTGGTGTAAAAGTATATGAAGAACCTATTAAAAATCATGTTTACTCTATAACAGTAGACGTCTCAGAAGGTTTAGGGTTAGACTCATCTGCATTTGTAGTTGTAGATTGTTCTTCAGTTCCATATAAGGTAGTTGCTACATTTAAAGATGCTAATATATCACAATTGTTATTTCCAACACTAATTCATAATGTTGGACGTTATTATAATGATGCTGCAGTTCTAGTAGAAATTAACGTAGGATCTCAGGTTGTTAATATCTTACATCAGGATCTAGAATATGAAAATGTAATCATGACTAGAATTTCTGGTAAAAAAGGAACTACAGTAGGAAATGATGCTGGTCAGTCTAGATTGGGTATCAAAACTACAAAAATTACAAAAAGAATCGGATGTGCTAATATAAAATCTATCATAGAAGATAGCAAGATTATTTTAAATGATTATGATATTATTAATGAGTTATCCACATATATCGTCGATGGTACCACTTATAATGCAGAAGATGGTTATCACGATGATTTGGTGATGTGCCTTGTATTATTTGCCTGGATGATCCAGCAAAATTACTTCAAGGATGTTTCGAATACTGATATTCGACGTCGAATGATGGAAGAGCAAGAAGATACATTCTCACCATTTTTCGTAGATGACGGTCATCCAGAAGACATGTCTCCCAAGACTTTAAGCGATCATTCCTTCGAAAGGTTTCTTCTAAACTAAGATTTTATAAATAAACGTACTGGATATTGAATTATTTTATTATAAAGGAGAAACCAATGCCATTTCAAGTAAGTCCTGGTGTTAATGTATCAGAAATTGACTTAACTACAATTGTACCTGCAGTTACTTCTACTGTAGGTGCTGTTGGCGGCGTATTTAGCTGGGGTCCTGTAGAAGATAGAGTTCTTATCTCTTCTGAGGATGAGTTAGTCAATGTTTTTGGTAAGCCAACATCATCAAATTTCGAAACATTTTTCACTGCTGCTAATTTTCTAGCTTATGGTAACCAATTATACGTATCTAGAGCAGCTGGTGCATCAAATTATAACGCAATTGCAAATACTGGTGGAACATCAACTTCTACATCAGTTATTAAAAACTTAACAGATTATACTGCTAATGAAACTACATTAACCAGTGCTTCTGGTATTAACTTCTATGCAAAATATCCAGGTTCACTTGGTAGTTCTTTGAAGATTTCAATTTGCCCAGATTCAACTGCATATTCAAGTGCAATTGCAGCTACATCTGCAGTTGCAAATAGCGATCTAACAATTGCTATTAATCTAGGATCAAGCACATTAACATTTACTGGATCAAACACATTCTCAACTAATGCTGCAGCTGATGCTTATGCTGCTCTTACAGTTGGTGATTATGTTCTTATTGGTAACTCAACAGTTGGAACTCAATATGTTAAGTTAACATCAATTAATGATCCTGCAGGTGGAACTTCATTCTCAGCTACTATTGATAGTGTACAGAAGCTTAAAGGCAACTGGACATATACTGCAGCTGCAGGTGCAACTGCTGCAACTAGATACTGGGAATACTTTAATGCAGTAGATACTGCTCCAGGTAGATCTAACTGGGTAGCATCAAGAAATGCAAACACATCAGTAAAAGATGAAATGCACATTGTAGTTGCAGATGAAGCTGGTGTAATTTCTGGAGTTCCAGGTCAAATTCTTGAAGTCTGGAAGAACGTTTCTCGTGCAACAGATGCACGCGGTGAACAAGGTGGTTCAACATATTACGGTGATGTTCTTAAGAATAGCTCACAGTGGGTATGGCCTGGTAACGACCTATTCAGCAAAGCAACATCAGCATCATTAACTGGTCTTTCTAATAAGTCAGTTAGAACTATGTCCTTCGCAGGCGGTGGTTCTGATGATACTGAAACTGGAATTGCAATTGCTAAGGTAATGACTGCATATGATAAGTTTGCATCTTCAGAAGATGTTGACATTTCTCTAATTCTTGCTGGTCGTGCTTATGGTGGTTCAGGTGAACAACTTGCTAACTACATTATCGACAATATCTGCGAAGTGAGAAAAGATTGCGTTGCTTTCATTTCTCCTGCAAGCACTAACGTTGTTAATGTACCAGGTCAAGAATCAGGTAACTTAGTAACATTCCGTAACTTACTTCGTTCAACATCATACGCTGTAATGGATTCAGGTTACAAGTATCAGTATGACAAGTATAATGATATCTACCGTTATGTACCACTTAATGGTGATATTGCTGGTCTTTGTGTAAGAACTGACAATCTTCGTGATCCATGGTTCTCACCTGCTGGATTTAATCGTGGAACAATTAAAAATATTGTTAAACTTGCATACAATCCAGATAAAGCAGATCGTGACCTTCTCTACAAGAATGGTATCAACCCAGTAGTTAACTTCCCAGGTCAAGGTGTGGTTCTCTATGGTGATAAGACACTTCTTGCTAAACCATCAGCATTCGATCGTATTAACGTACGTAGATTGTTCATTGTTCTTGAGAAGGCAATTGCTAAGGCAGCTCAATCATCACTGTTCGAAATGAATGATGATTTCACAAGAGCAGCTTTCCGTAATCTAGTAGAGCCTTATCTACGTGATATCCAAGGTCGTCGTGGTATCTACGACTTCAGAGTAGTTTGCGATACAACAAACAACACTCCAGAAGTTATTGATCGTAACGAGTTCCGTGGTGATATCTACGTTAAACCAGCTCGTTCAATTAACTTCATCCAGCTTAACTTCGTTGCAGTTCGCACTGGGGTAGAGTTTGATGAAATCGTAGGCAAGTTCTAAGGGGAGAATGAAAAATGGCTTTTAATGTAAATGACATTCGCGCCCAGCTTACCTTCGGTGGTGCACGTGCAAGTCTATTCCAGGTAATCATCAGCAACCCGGTCAACCCGGTTGCTGATCTTAAGACTCCATTCCTATGCCGTACTGCGCAAATTCCTAGCTCACAGCTCGGTCTAATTGAAGTACCATACTTTGGTAGAAAGCTTAAGATTGCTGGAGATCGTACTTTTGATCCATGGACTGTTACAATTATTAACGATGAAGATTTTCTCGTTCGTAATGCTATGGAACAGTGGAACAACTCAATCCAACTTTATCAGCAGAATATTAATGCTCTTGGATCAGGTGCTCCATCACTTTATAAGTCACAGGCAACTGTAACACAATATGGTAAAGCTGGTGAAATTCTTAGAGTGTATCAATTCAACGGTATCTTCCCTCAAGTTGTAACATCTATCGATCTTGATTGGAATACTACTGATGAAATTGAAACTTTCCAAGTACAATTCCAGTATGACAATTTTGAAATATTGAACAGTATCACCGGCAACGCAGGTGGTTCATAATCATTAGGGACAGGGCCGTCATAAATATTCAGACGGCCCTCTTTCTCTAAGGAAAATATAATATGGCAGTACAGCTTTTTGGCTTTGAAATTAAAAGAAAAGATGAGAAACCGATTGAATCGTTTGCACCAACGATCAATGACGATGGCGCAGTTGTAGTAGCTGCTGGTGGTGCATATGGTACCTATATTGATCTAGATGGTACCGCAAGAACAGAATCAGAATTAGTCTCTAAGTATAGAGAAATTGCTCTAGAAGCAGACATTGATCGTGCTGTTGATGATATTGTCAATGAAATGATTGACACAGATG